AAGGAAGTCGGTGGAGTCGTCATCGGAGAACTCAGCACCACACCACTTAAGCCATCGAATAGCTGTGGTGTTTTGGACGTGGACGTGGTTGACACATGGTAGTTTGTAGTGGTTAACAATAAAGGAAAGCCAAGCTTTACTAGCTTTAGCAAACTCAAAGCCCGCAACTTGAAGCAGCCTATCGGTCATTAACAACCAGATGTAATTGGTGTTATCTTTGACAAGCTCACCGATCCCAAAGCAAGCTAAGGGAGCGTGATCGTCTTTGGCGCATATAGTCCACGTATGGTAGTCCTGCTCTAATCCTAAGAACAATGCTTGTGTTGGGGTGGACCCACTGGTTAACAAACATTCAAGCTTGTCAATGTGGCGCATGTTGATGCCTACCTCTTCACAGTCAGATTTACGGGCTGACCTAAGGTAGACGTTATTATATTCTAGTTGAACGGGTATGGACGTTGGCTTCGAATTCACAGGCTTGGAAGTTAGATGCAAATGCACTTGAGTTAACAATCTTAATAAGCGAATCCTTGGCTTGTGTAAAGATCGAGAATCGTAACTTACCGTCTTGTGAAAGCAAAGAGTCCGTCGAGGTGATGTTAATGACGTTAGGACTGTAGGTAAAGATACGCTTGTCTCTAGCAATAGGTGTTACCTCAACTTGGAAATCCAAGGCGTCCGTAAAGAACAAGGTGCCATTCCTGAGGATCATACGGGCAAGTCCCGAGGACACCGGTGGGTTACCTTGTTTGAACACCGGCTCACTGAAGGTGTATTCTAGGTTGTATCGCAGACCGCTGAAGCACGTCCGGTTGTAGGACTGAATGCTTGCTTGGTTGACATTGACAAAATTAACAACAACTCGGTTGCCGTGGCTGTCATACACCTCAACAACATCATCAGGACCGGGAGTGAACCCGAGGTCGATCAAGGTGTCCGTAGGTGTAGAGGTCGGGTTACCAACAAATGTTGTCTTCTTGAGCATGTCAAGGTGGATCGTAAAGCCGTCAAGGGTGTCATCCTCAAGGCGTAGCTCTTCACACTTCATCTCAGTCAACAGGGTGTCGCCATCTTTGTCACCGACAACAAACAGGGAGCTATTGATGAACTCTAGGCTTAGGACATTGAAGGGCATCTTGAACTTGCTCCAAGAGCTAACAACCTTTTCCCGTCCGTTAAAGAAATACTTGTAGACGTAGATGGTGTCGCCTCCTGAGCTAAGAGCAATGAGGTCGGTGGCCGATGAACCTGATGTTACAAGGATGTTACCGTCTGTGATGTATCCTGGAATTTGTGTGGTAATGTCATCCGAGTCGTAAACGTCCGTGGTGGCATTGAGAGAATACTCTTGCATACCAAGGAAGTTACCGCGCTTAAATGGGAAATAGACATAAGAGCCAACAGCAAGGGGATCTTCGGATGTGTTAACATCATAGTTGGTGACTGCCTCAAGAGTGATTGTTTCGTTGGTCAAGGGATCACCCTTAAGAACAAACTGTCCCCGGTCGGCAAATAACAACAGGTTCTCTTGGAAGGCAACGCTGCTTCGAAGGTTTGTTACGTTAGCAGTGGCAGATGTAACATCAATCGGAGCGGTATCCAACAGAGTCCTTACGGTGGTCCTAAAGAAGTTAAAGAGTTCTCCGGCTTCCGAAAGCACCACAGAGTCCTCGTAGATGAATCCTAGGCGGTTCTTAAAGAAGACAAAGTTGTTAAGCTTCTTGCCGACAAAGGATGGAAATGGGTTGGTCTCATCATCACCTGCCTTACGCTTGGCCCATTGGGTAGTGTTAATTGTAAAGGTGTTCGGGGCTGTGTTAACAAGCTGAAGTGGAAGAGTGCTAGGGTCGAGAGCGATGTCAAGGTCTGCTCCTACGTCTTCTACCCATCCTCCTTCACCAAAGGATTGACCGTCGTTAGTCTCAAAGCGGAGATAGTAGTCGTCCTCGTTGGCGTCAGCAGAGCCACGCACGGCCACACGGAAACCATCAGGACCACGCACAGGTAGATCCGAAAGGGCATCGACTTCCTTGTGGACGAGTCCTAGGCCGGAACCAGCAAGACCATCGAATGCTTCAAGGAAGAAGTCTTGGCCGTCGTTGCGATTGATGAGGATAGCGCCGTCTTTGTCCTTTGAGGTGTAAGCGGCGGCGATTTCTGGAGAAGGAGTTCCGGTAGCTAGGTGAGTATTTGTAGACTGGTTTGTTAATACAAGACGTAACTGTGATGCGATGTTGGTTGCGTCCGCCACCTCTTCTTTATTCTGTCCTCCGCTTAGAGCCGTGACAATGCTTCCTTCATCAAAAGCAGGGGATGCGTCAACGCTTGTAGAGAAGGTCTGAGCCGAGTCATACTCAACAGTAAGACCGGGATGTAAAAGTGTTATACCGGTTACCGCGTTGGTAGCAGAGTCTATCGTAATGTTAAACTCAGGACGCACGTCCCAATCAACATCTGACGGGAACTCTAAGGTTGGCACGTCATCCTCATCATAATTAGATCCTCCACTGATAAGGGTAATGGACTGAATCTTGTAAGCGTATTTAATACTAAACACTCCGCTTTGATCACGAACCCAAGTGACTTGGAATTTTGCACCACCACCACTAAAGGTTCCTTTGTCTCTAAACTTAAGACCATACTTCTTACCGAAGTCTCCTTGTTTAACAAACACTAAGGCACGGGACGAATCAAGCGCCTCGGACTTCTCGGTTGTCTTAGCTACAGTAACATCAGTGTTAAGAAGGAACGTGCTGTCCCCTATGGTAAGAGCTTTAAGTTGTTCGTGGGACTTGTTAGCTGTTGCTAGCTTAAGATAATCACCACTGACTTGGTAACCGTTGGCATATGTTACTCCTCCTGCGGTAATGGACGCTTCGTCTCCAGTCTCTAGGTTGAACACCCTGATAACACCTGTGCCGTCGCCTGATGTCCGATGCTCAACAGTAACAACATACCTTTCAGTCTCACTCCGGTTGATGAAGTGCAGGAAGTCACCCTCCAACGCTACAGCCCCTAGGTTGTCTATGAGCCGTGCCGGAGGACGCTTAGTGAGTCCTTTAGTGACGGTGGAAAGACCGTTGATCTGTTCCTCACATTGACCAGCTAGGCGCACCTGAGGTGACTGTTGGCTGACCCCTTGGATGAGGTTAGGAACGGTAGTTGTTATGTTGGCCATCGTTTAAGCAAGGTCAGTGCGGCGGTTGATGCCGATACGTGTAGCAGTGTCGTAGTTGTCGAAGATGGTTCGATCAGAGTTGTTACCTTCAGCTTCTTCCATAGCTGCCTTGGCGCGAATCTCATCACGGTAAATAAGTGCCTCAATCTCACGGGAGCCAACAAGTCTGTTAGCAAACATCCGGGATGCCTTGAGGGCAATGTAACGTCGAGCCTGTTCTGGTAGCTCTTCGTATTCAAGTAAAAATGTTATGTTAACCTTAAGCTCGTCTTCAGTGAATACATCAGTGTAGTTCTTGCGGTCAAACAATGTGGTGCCTCGTTGGACTACATCATAGGTGGTGTCAACTGTGTCCACTTGCAGGACGTTGTCAGGTAACACAAACTTATTGGAGGCGTTGGCGTCCAACTTGTAGTCTAGGGCTGTGTTAAAGTGCCACCCATCTTGTTGAACCTCACGTGACACTTCGTCAATAACACCTTTAGCAAGTGCAGCAGATGGCGGCAAAGAAGTAGTGTTAGCGATAGAGTTTACAGGTGCTTCGGTAACGTAACCGAGCATGGTGTTAACAGCGTCAAGTTTGGTGGTAAGGGTAGCCATAGTAATTGGGAAAAGAAAAAGCCGCACCCCCATCATTAAAGAAAGGAGTGCGACCGTTGGGGTTATTAGGGGGTATTAGGGGGCGGTTACTTCAAAAGCAGCCTCGGGGCGAAGGACGCCGTGGCCCATAGCATACTTAGCTACGAACAGGCTTCCTTGTAGTTCGACCTTGTAGTCGCTTTCGGTAGCAAGGTCAAGGAGCTTGACAGTTCCGATAGCCGACGGGTGTCCACCGATGATCTGAGTTTTTGACAAGTTTCCGTTGTAGCCAGCGCCATTGGAACCTCCACCAAACACGTCATTCTTGACGGAAGATGAACCATCTCCAGTAGAGACACCTGACAAGTCAGAGTCAATGTCGTTAAGGTGATTACTCTTGTAGAGGTTAATTCCAGCAACCATTGGGATGCGACCAGTAGCAACATCACCACGACCACCGAAGTCACGATTAACAACCTCTTCACCAGAGGCGATCAAGGTGTAGTAGTCTTTAGGTTTAAGGATAGCGAAACGCTTTCCGTCGTTAGGGATGTCGTTCTCGTCAAGCTTCTGAGCAGCCTCAAAGAGGACATCTTGGATGTTTTGACCGGTTAACGAGTTAAGGGCGACAGTGCTGTTGATAGCGATCCCGTCTATACCATCGTATCCATCAGATGCAGAGGTCTTAAGTGCAGATTCAGTACGTGCAGCAGCCGCAAGGGTCTTCATGGTTGCAAGATCAAAACGCTTTGCAAGAGCCTTACCGAGTTCCTGAGCATAAATGCTTCGGACATCGTAGTGGTTCTTAAGCTCATCAATGTTTGCGATGAAGGTTGAGGCAAGTAGGACATCATCAATGCTGATAACTTTCTCAGCGTGTTTAATCTGACTCAAATAACCAGCCGTTGAATCAGCAATGTTATGACCTGGGGTGTGGTAGTTAGCATCAGCGATACCAGTTACAGGGAACTGAGCAGACTTACCGTTAGCAATAGTCCGAATCGTGTGAAGTCCTTTCATCACGTTGAACTCTTCGAATGTGGTCAGGATTTCTCCTGAGAACACCTTGAGGAACAAAGCATTCGCATCACCTGCCACGTTGACTTGTCCCAAGCGGGACGGTAGGGTGTTAGCCATAGTATTTTGTTGTTTTAGTTGTTGTTAAGGTTGTCCTCATTCTGATGTGTCCATAACCGGGTTCGGAGTTATTGATTGTCCACCGCAGTGGGTCTCATCGTCGGCCTCGGGGGAGTCTATCTTTATGATGACGTTTGGTTTAAACACCACCAAGCTACTTATGCAGCTTGTAATAATGGTGAAAGTTGTTGTGTTATTCTCACAGCCTTGCCATGAGGTAACAGTAAGGTAGTTATCGCCTATGTCCGTAAGTGAACCATAGACTGAGCATTCAAGGGGACCATCGGTGCCGTCTTGCACGTGGTCTAGGAAATCTATTTTAATAACATCTCCTAACAGGAGGTTTTCGTTTACTTTCCTCAAGATCCGTTGCCTTTCTTCTTCTTCGACATGATCTTCAACCCTTTCCGCTTGGCTGCTTTCTTAGCTGCTTTCTTACCTTTAGGGGTATACGGATACGACTTATCTCCTACTTTGGGCATAATAGTGTTATTGTTATTGGTTGGGGTTGGGTTCAGCATTTCCACCTTCTAAGAGCTAAAGCTTTTCGAGTGGGCCTGCCTTTGGAATCTTTCATCGGGCCTTTGACGCCGGACATCCGCGCACAAAAAGACCGCTTCCTCGGGCCTCCCTCTGGTTGCGGTTTCTTTAAGTTACTACCTGTCTTTCGGTTGTAATACTTGCGCCCTTTTTCTGTTAAGCCTCCTTTGTCTGACTTGTGTTCTTTGCGAAGGGACAATCCTTTTCGTTTAGCGGGCATGTTGGTTGTTCTCTAGGTCGTTGATGTAATGTAACATCTCCCCCACCGTCTGCTTCTGGTCCGCTGTCCACGTCTGCTCTTTGGCCTTCTCTAAAAAGTAAGGGAGCTTTGTCGGACGAAGAGTCGGAGTGCATCCACTCATCAATAACATCACGCATATTGCTGTGACGCTCAACATATAGTTTCTCTTCATAGGCTTCCATAAGACCACGAAATGCCTCTGCTAACCGAGGAAACGATATTAGTAACTTGACTAGCAGAGACACAGACATGTGGTGCGTGTGTGTTTAAATGTTGTTATTTTTGTTTGGCACGACCAATGTTAAGTGCAAGGAAATCGACAACCTTGTAAAGCTTCTTGACCAACCCGTCATCGACAGGTGTAGGTGTAAGAGCGGCGATAGCGGAACAAGCAGCAATGACCATAGAGATGGCACTGAGTAGTTCAGTTTTGTTGTCGAGGATGTAAGTAATAATAGCTGACATAATTAGAATGCGGTTGTGACTGATAGTCGTTGTGAGACTTGCTCCCGGTATTTGTTATCGTAACTATAGCGCGGGTCTTGCATAGCAATCGTCATCTCCTTAGAGGAGCTAAAGGGCAATGCCCCGGCTGTTCCCGAGGTGTCCCCTTGGACAAGAGAAACAGGTGTTCCACCGTCCGACTGAAAGCGAGCATATAGACCACGGATCGCCATGGTTGCTGCGTTAACATCCCCTGACTCGACAGTGTTGTTATACACCTCTTGTTCTTGGTCTGTTAAAGATGTAGCTGCCCACTCAGACATAGCGTCGTAGTTTTCCTTTCCTCCAGCCTCTTGCATCAAGGTTTGTTGTTGTTGGTTAGCCACAGCTTCGTAGCCATTAACATACATATCAACCATCTCCTTAGGGATGCCGTTAGCCTCAAGGGACTTATAGGTCTCCTCGGATAGCTCACCGGTCTCGAAGTATTCTTCGGATGCGCTGGTGACAGCAGTGTTGGTTACCTCTGGTTCGCTGGTGGCGTTGTCTTCGGTCTCGGATGGCTCGGCTTTGTTCTCGTGGAACTGCTTTTCGAGGTTGCTGTAAGCGTCTGCTAAAGCCTCCGGGTTATCAAACTTCTCCGGTAACCACTCAGGGCGGTCTTGTGGAGGAGCTTCAGCCGTTTCGGGCTGTTGTTCTTTGGCTTGCTCATCTTGCATGGCAGCCTGTTGTTCAAGAGACATATTCTCCTGTTCTGTGGGTTCGCTAAATGTAACGCTTTCCATATTTATTCTTGTGGTTCAACTGATGGCATATTACCGGCCATAGCTTGATCATTCAAGGCTTTAATACCGGCTGGTCCTAGCTTCTCAGTCATAGCTTGCATCTGTTGCATCTGTGCTTCTTGTTGCATCTGCTCGGAACTCTTGATGAGTCCTTCGGTCTTGATACCGAGAGCAGTGGCACGACGCTTAAAGTAGTCTTCAACATTAACAAACTGGCCGATAGCTTCTGGTCCTACGACCTGAGCAGCACCGGCAAGGAATAAATCTAATTTAGAAAGATCGTTACCTCTACCAAGGGCCTCTACCCCGGTAACAATAACTGGCTTCACCAAGTCCTTAGGAAGCTTAGGTAACAACTTCTTCTTTTGCATGACTGACATGATGCGCTTCACCAATGGTAATTGCATCTCAGCAGCTAGGAGTGAATAAAGACCACCTAGGGAAGCCTCAAGCTCTTGAGATAACATACGGATCTCTTCGGCTGTCACACGCTCGGCCTGTCGGACTACACCTGAGGTCAACAAGAAGGCAGCACCAAGGCGGTCCTTGATTGCTTCCATGGTAACCTGGGCTGTCCTAAAGTCATTGAACTTATCTAGTTGGAGAGTGTTAACATCAGCGGCGTTGCCTTGGACAATCGCACCGTTGGGGCTTTCAGCTAACGTCCGGGCTCGTGTGGTGCCATTAGGGTTAACAAGAAAGAGAACCTTAGCAGCAGCAGCCGATCCCTCGACAATAGCACGGGTCAACGCTTCAAGACTTTGGATGTCACCGAGGTATTCCTCAACAAACCCACGTCCGTAAGCTTCACCATCAATCCTAGAAAGTCTTAAAGGGATGAACGGGTTGCGGTCCATTGTTACCTTACCACCAGCATACGGAATATCTACACCATTAACATCCTGAGTGATCACCCAGTGTTTGGCTTTCCTTTTACAAGATGTAAACAAGTCCACCTTAGCGTCACTTTCGGCAAGGTTCGGATCTTGTTGTTGAAGTCGTTGGCGTATCTCCTCCGAAAGAGTGCTGAATGCAACAGACTCCTTGGTGGCCACAGATAACAAATTACCCATAGGGTCACGCTGGACAACAAAGCGGTCGAGGTGAAAGACTCGGAGTCCTCCTTCATCCGGTAGATATAACAATGCGTTACCGGTGATGATGAGATGCTTAAGGGCTTCGTGAAGAGCAACCCGGTATGCACCTCGGGTAACCTCATCCATCACTAGCTCCTCAAGGGCTTGGAGAGATGCTTCGATCTCACTCATTAACTCAGGTGGAGTATCATCCTCGGCAAGCTTCTTTTCGTTGGCTTGGAATCTAAAGAAAGGTGAGTTAGGAGGCAACAACGCAAGGAGCAGCTTAGAGGCAAGATTGTTAACACCACGGGAACCGACGCCACTGAAAGGTGTCTCTAGGCGACTGTGGGGACCGAAGCCCTCCTCAGGCATAACATAAGGAAGCGTCAGCTTTGAACAGGCCCGTCCTCGGTCAAGGTAGGAATACCGTGCGCCTTCTAGGGTGGTATAGAGTTGCTGTGCTGTCTCGGCTTGCATGTGTTATTGTTGTTAAAGTAGTTCCTCGGGTTGAGGTTTGATTGATAAAAATTCTAGTTGGGTTAACTCCTGCACACCCTCGGCATCTTCAAGCATCGCGTCGTCGTTGGATGTAAAGCGCCAGCAGTCGATGGCTATGAGTCGCCCGCTACCGTCAGTGGCTTCAGCAAGGTTTTCTACAGGAGGTAGGCCCGTGAACGTGTTAGGATTCGGATAGCCACGGTCAGCATCTACGGCTGCCACAAGGCTCGTATAGAGTTCGTCAGGTTGGACGACATAGTATCTGAAGCCAGTGTCGGCTCGGGATTGCTCAATGTCTGTAAGTGGTGCGTCAGGGTCCATTAATTAAGCTCGTCTAAATTTGAAAAGAAGTCAGCGATTGAGTCAACGGTTGGCGCATCTTCTTCGCCGTCGATGAGTGCATAGGCCGGGTTCTTAATGATTGCCCACTGGCCACCGTCTTGATGCTCAATAACATCAGCCCAGCGCACGGTAGTGGTGCCGTCATAGTTTTCACCAGCGACTACTTTCTCGTTGTAAGCGTCGAGGATGTCTCGGTCTTTTGAAGTGTAAAACATGGTATTTAGAAAATGTTATAATACTTATTGATTCCATTCTCAAAAGACAAACGGTCTGCTGTTGAGATAGCTTTATTGTAAACAATGACCTCCATAAGAAAGCCGTTTGAGAATCCAGAGCCAGCCCTCATTAAATTGAAACTTGTTTGGGAAAAATTGGCTTGTGCCTCAGACGAAGTTCCGAGTGATATTCCGTTCCCAAATACTTGTTGAGCATTTCCATTAGTTTGGAATGACAAAACATTTCTACCAGACTGATTACTGAAGGTAAGAGTATTTAGGGTGTTGTAAGACCACGCCGCTTGGGTCATATATAAACGAGGAACACCACCGGAAACACCTAATGCCAAAGAGTTTTCATAAACTGCTGAAACCAAGAAATCGGTATTGTCTAAGCTTTGAGTAAGCGTTGGATGAACAAGAGTGTCATCTACGCCGTCACCAACGATTGCTGGATTACCTGAACCGTCAGTTACCAGCGTGCCACCATCGACGATTTTCGGCTGTTCCGAGGCTGTCGCCTGTGAGCTATCTCGTCCGTTTGAACTTTGGTCATACCATGTTGTGACGTGGCCGTCTGCTGTGAGCTGAGTAAGTTTTACGTTGTCGAAGTTGACTGTAAAATCTGAGACAGGTGACCCACCATCTCTAGCGAATCTAAAAGAAGTACTACCGC